GCAATTAGTTGTGGTTGATCATATATTGTTACTGCCATTCCTTGTAAAATTAATTTCAAACATTAAACCAGTCAACTCAGCCAAGTCACTGCCAATCCTCTCAAGGACATCATTGGTGATGACATTATCTGTTATTCTCTTTGGCTCTAATCCTCTTTGTTTTATATTGGAGGCCACAGCATAAGCATGACTCATATCCATTCCCTTCCATTGACTGATAGCTGTTGCCATGTTATGACTCACTCCAGGATAGTTAAATGAGAATTGACTACCATAGTTATTTGTGCCAACAGCATTGACTCCTTGATCAACAAATGGATAGTAATCCTCAGCCTCTAATCTAAATGAAAGATTACCAGTAGGAACAGGAATGATTGAAGCTGCCAATGCTCCAGTATTCTGAGATACTTTCTTTGTGTAATCTCTGAACTCAGTTGCCAGTGTTGTTGATAGCTGAATAATGAATCTATCATAAGCATTCTTTGGTTGCTCTGCATCTTGAGCAGATACACCAAAGTCCTCAAGAAAATCAAAATCTGCCATTACTTAATATGCGTTTATGTTCGTTCTCATCAACTATCCTGAAATAGTTCATCCAGAATAAAGATGTTATATAAGGCTGTTGTGTAACTTTCTCCACACAGACTCCCATTTCTTTGGATAGTCTATGGAGGATAGTTGTCCAACTAAACCACTCTGAATCTTTAAGTCCTGCTCCATCATCATCATCTCCATCCTCTGCCTCGCCATCTGTATCCCTAATATAGCGAGCTTCCGCTTGTGAGATAAGTCTAAAAAAAAACTGAAAAAGTTTAAAAACTCATCCCCAGGGAAATGCTCTTTGAACTCCTTGTGCCTATGGTCATTAGGATTCAGCACTCTTGATCTATCATCCTCCTGGCAATACTCCATACCTTTTTCAACATACATGATTGCAAGAGCTTGACATGGATCTTGGCTGATATCCTCAATCAGTTTCAAGTCAATGATCTGACCAGTTGATACTTTGGCAAAATTCTTTTCAAAGTAATATACCTTACCATTCACCTCAATCTCTGACTTTGGCTCCTGATATTTATAACCTACCAATAACTGGAGCAAATGATTGGATGCCACCTGGATGGATTCAATATCTGCTGTCTTAATCTTGTTGATTGACTCCCCACTAAATAAACTCAGTAACTGACATTGGAATATCAACAGTTGAGTGATGTCATCCTTTTGTTCCTTCATTGCCTCAGCCATCATCAGCCACCTGGTCATTTGATCAGGGGTGCAGCTTGCTAATGTTGTTGGTAGTTTTATATTTAGTTGCTTCATACTCTTAAGGCCATATATCTTCCTCGGTTGGTGAATTCCTTTCTGCTATGCCAGGCCAATGCTGTGGATATCACACCATCATCATGGAGTCCAGCTGGAGCAGAGTAACTCACATTCCTTGTGTTTGGATTGTAAATATAAGAAAAATTATCCAACTCATCTATCAACCATTGATCATTAACAATTGAGATTGATTGCTGCTCAAAGGCAACAGCCAAGTCCTCAATGATGATCGGCTTTGTTTTGGATGTTGTCACAAATGGATGAACAAGATTCTTGCAAGTGACCTGGAGCATCTCATAGAATACATCTCCTTGGTTGTTGACCTCCACCAATGTGGTTGCATTAGATTTCTTTATGATCTGAGAAACCTTCTCAATTATCTTGGACCATTCATCATGCCTCCATCTATGTGCCTCAACCATCTTGCCATCTTGATTGATGATAGTCAGAACAGTGTAGTCATCAGCTCTACCAATATCAAGGCCAGCATACATCTTTGGAGTATTGGCTCCTGTGCCAATGCAATCATGCACATTCTTGAATATACCAGATGCATTGTCAATAAACTCTGCCAAGTATTCTTGCCTGAACACATGATCAGGGAGTGATCTCTTTCTCTCATCCAATTCTCTTGGATCAATCATAGGATTGTCAAAGGAGGAGAAATGAAAGTAAGCATACCTATCATCATAGTTTGGTTGCATGCATAACTTATGGAAATGATTCTTGCCTTTTGGAGTTGAGATGAATATCACTTTCTTTCCTTTCACCAGGACAGTTGCACTCAGGACCTCATCCCAAAGTTCAGGTCTTGTGAAGGCCATCTCATCCACAACCATATAATCAAATGTATTTCCTCGGATGTTATCTGGTCTCTCACCTGAAAAGAATTCAATGGTTGATCCAAATCCACTTACCATCAGATCAGATTTATTGAATGTAAAAAGATTACTTTTAGCAACAGCTCTCTCAAGATCAGCGAATACTTTCTTGCCTTGTTTATAAACTGGAGTAATCCAAGCTATCCTACATCCTTTATCATTGATGGCCCACCATAACAGTTGGTTGATTCCAAGTAAGGTCTTGCCAAACTGCCTCCCGATATTCAGAGCATAATACTTTTCATGGCCATGGTTGATGGCATCATGAATCTCTCTCTGTTTATCATGTGGCTTATAGCCTTTGACAGTATCATTCAAAATCAAACTTCTCTACATTCTTGGTCTCAAGTTGTTGCCTGTCATGCATGCCAAGAAAGTTCTTACCATAGAATATCCCTTTGCCTTCATTGGCTACAATAGAAATGGCAAGAGCTTGGAAATCCTCTATGATGTTTTTTATTGTGTCCGATAATGGATGTTTATCATCTTTCACTGCATTATAAAATTGACTCTTCTGATAGAATTCAAAATCATTCCTTCTCAGCCAATGCAATAAAAAGTATCTAACATCAGGGATTATCCTATCTTTTACTTCATGAATACCAGAATTCATAACTACTTGTTTTGTAGCAAATTCACATTCATCAATATATTTCCAGGCTAATTCTCTGATCTTATCAATGTCTATATTTTTATATGTATTTGACATTTAGATATAGTTATTCTCTTATTATAATTTATTGTTCGGTTATTTACAATACTTAATATAGAATGTATATGGTATCACTTTCATCTTTGTGAGTAGCCATAGGATGATCCTATATTTTTTAAAGTCATATCTATCAAAATCTGATCTATCTCTTTTCCTGATATTAACCAGTCTCATTATTCTTTCAGCACTGGCACCAAGTTTTGTGATATCAAATTCTGACTTGACCATAAACTTCTCTTTGGCTTGTTGCTTTGTGAGCTTACCACTTCTGACTTGAGCAGAAAGATAAACAATTCTTTTATCAATATCAAACTTCTCAGGCAGTAGGAATGATCCAACAAATTCAGTGTATACATTCTCACAATGCTTGGCACCATAATCTTGCCAGTTGATTAATCTTTTCATCTCAGCCTCCATTGAGTCTCTATCAAAGCCATAATGAAATGGCCTAATGTTTTTGATCCCCATTGCTGCATAGAACAATTGGTCCTTGAAAGTAAAGAGGGGATAGTTTTGGAGTCTGAGTCCAGTATATTTGTTGTATACTGATTGAATGTATTTTGCATCCATATAGGTCCATGCCTTTGGAGTTGATCCTTCAGTCCTGAAATCATGACCATTTAGAATATACTTGATTCCATATTTGAATGCTGTATCATACATCAGCTTTGTCATTGCAATATCATTTGGAATATCAGCATCAGGAACACCAGCCCAAAGGAATGCATCATTCAGTCTATCATACTCCTCTTTATTCACAGTGTATGTGATTGAGTCAACACCAAGCTGCTTGATAAGTTGAGTCATATTATGAACAGCCTGGGGAGTATTCCAATGATTGTCAAAGTGGATTACCAATGGTTTAAGATTCCAATACTTTACAGCTGTGAATAATAGAATTGATGAGTCAATGCCTCCAGATATCCCCATGATACAATCATAGGTCTTATCCCTGGCTCTCTTTCTAATCTCTTTGATTATAAACTTTAGCTCAAGAGGATTTGATTGTCTCTCAAGATCATCATGAAGATCACAGTATTCGCACTGCTCCTCTCCCATTTGAGCTATGCTCTCATTAAATAAACAGCGTTGACATTCTTTCATAGTTCACAAAGTTATGGTATATTTCGCTAAGATAATAATTATCAACATTTCTGGTGTTGAACTCTCTCATAATTGATTTACATATATCATCAACAGATTCCCAAGGGATTGATCCTGGAAGATCACCATTGTAAATGGATCTCTTTCCCATGAGTCCCATCTCAATGTTGGTATTGGGACATCCATCATGCTTGGTAAGTCTGAGATTTAAAAAGCATTGAGAATAAACATCTTTGAGTTGATCCTTGGTGAATGTATCATGACCAGCTCTGATGATAGGGATGTTCATTCTTTCCTTGATTTCATTAATCATTGTCTCACCATAAATCTCTGGAGCATTCCCTGAATACCAGAATATCTTATCTCCATTTGGGACCAATGGCCATTGATGAGGAATGACTGCATTGATAGGACACCACATTGCCTCTATGCCTTTTGATTCAAGAGTATCAACTACTTGTTGACTTACTCCAATGTTGACTGAGTCATGTACAAATTTTATCCAATCATCTGGCAGATCTTTGGCATCTGATCCAAACCATACAATTGTGCTGGCTCCAAGATGTGTTGCCAATTTAATTAGATCCTCTTTTCTGTACATCCCCATGAAGACAGTATCCCATGTTGCAACCTCATAAGGATGAAGCTTGTATTTTTCAATCAGGCCTTTGTCAAGTCCAGCAAGTGATTCTGATATATGTGATTGCATCATAATAGTTCTTTAAGTTCACTGAATTCTTTCTCAAGCATAGCCAAATCACACCTCTCTGACTTAAGAGCTCCAGTCCAATGATCATCAAACTTATGCTTGTTTGACCATTTGTTTGTTGAGATGGATAGCAGTTGCACTGAGTTATCACATTCCAGGATGCCAATCTTTTGATTTGTTCTCATGGCCTTGATCCACATTGACCAATCCAGTCCAGAGTTGATTGTTGGATTGAATGGATTCCAGTTCATAGCATCCATAAAGTCTCTATTTAGAAACCTACCAATGCCAATTGGCTCATTGTGTCTCAGGCTATCCTTGTATCCTTTCCAATGGACCAATCTAATCTGATCAGATACATCAGCAAAGTGACAGCCAACTTGACCAATCATTCCAAAGTCCTTAGTGTTCTCCTTGCATCTTTCAATATATCCATCACTACACCAGTCAGATGATCCCATAAAAATCACAGCATCTGCATTATAATTCTTTGAAGCTTGGAATCCTTTATTCCATTTGTTGCCAAGTGGATCATTGTCAATAGAGATGAACTCACAATCAAATTCCTTTGCAATATCTTCAGCCTCTTTCTCATGGCCTAAAACAATCGGAGTGATAGATTGCCTCTTAAGTCTTGAGATGGTCATTCTAATCAAAGGAAATCTACCACATACTGGTATTGGAGCTGTGACTATCATTGTTTGATTCCAATAAAGTGAATGCGAGGATTGAGTTGCTCACCATCCAGGATTGATTTGTTTAGTTTACCCATTGCATTTCTTATGCAAGTTGAGCAACCGATATTGAGCTTACCAAATCCCATTGCTTTGTACCAATCACTGAGCTCTTTCTTGAGAGGAGAATTCAGAGAGAAGGATCTTGTCTTTGAATATATCTCAGCTTGCTGCATCAATCCATCACTTACTTTCATAGATCAAGATTAAGTCAGACAATAGATAGGTGATGAATGCCAGTCCCACAAGATTCCAGTCAACAGCACATGCTGCAATGATTGCTATCCAAAAAGATAGACAGCTCTGACAGCTGAATGGTTTGACATTAGGAAGATTGAAGCTCTGGAGAGCTCTGGCAAATCCAATTGGTAGTGTTATTATAATCAGATAAATCATATTTGAATTGTTTAATTGCTAAATGAATTGTATCAAGACTGATTCCTGTCAAGGTCCTGATCTCTCTATATGTCATTCCCATCAGATGCATCTTTGTGATTTCCTTTGTAAACATCTTTTGATCATCTTCAGGACTCTGATGAAGATATTCATCCAGGAGCTCTTGAGCATTGGTGACTTCATAAGGCTCATCATTTGACTGCTTTGATTCCATATCTGGGAGCTCATCATAGGTCTTGAATAACTTATTAAATGTGGAATCCCTCCAGTTGTATTGGTTGTATGCATATCTTGCAAAGACTCTTGGGAGATCCTCTTGTCTGATGCTAAGTTCATGCACCAATAGATAGACATGACTGACCAAGTCTGAAGATATTGAGTTCCCCCTGGTGATTTTACCAGCAATGACATAGGCTTCTTTTTTCCAAAATTCCACATTGCTAAGTTATGACATTTTACAATACCATTTAAACCATTTGATATAGAAATCCTCAGATACTTTTGAATCATTCATAAATCTCCACAGCTGAGTTGTATTCACTCCAATATCCTCAGCCACATGGATTTGTTTATATCTGTTGCTGATTCTGAATTTGGTTTCTTTTATCATCCAGGTCTTGATGTTATCCTCTGGATCTTTAAGATAGATTGTTATGGTTTTCATTTTTAAAGTCTTATTGATACCAGCCAGAATGCTGATAAAGCTATTGATACAAAAAGCCCCATGTATCCCAAGACATGGTATATTCCATAATAGAATAAAGCTACCCCTCCCACCAGGAAGAGTAGCGTAAATATCCAAATTAAAATTACTTTCATTTTAAAAGATTGAGGATTCAACTTTGTAAGCATTCAAGGTATTGTAATACTTACCATTGTGCTCTCTTCCTCTCACATCAAATGATACCTCAACCTCTTCACCAATGTTGATTCCATTGAGCTGAGTCATATTATTATTTGAGATTTGAAAGTTGATTGTCTGAGGATATTTCTCCTCTTGAGTCTGAATGACAAACTCTTTCATTGTGAACTTCTCTGATTTCACTTGCTCTGGTCCAATAAGGATGAGCTTTCCTTTTGCTTTGTATTCCATTATTTATTATTTAACTGATTAATATACTTTTTTAAAATAACCCCCATGGCACAATTGCCGATTTTATGCGATGGGGGTGTTACAGCTTACCAGAGCCTACTTATTATTTAACTGATTAATATACTGACTATAATATTCATTGCATGCTGTGAGCTTCTCTCTCATCTGATCAATGTACTCATCAAGCATTGCATATCTCAAGACTGTGATTCTATGCTTTGGATCAATATGACTGACCTTGTGAATGGATCTATTATCCCAGTCACCAAGCAAGACATCATCTGTATCTATCATGCAATAAATTAACTCAGCTTGTGGCTTATTGAGGAGCCAGCAATATGCAAATAGTTGCCACATGTAATCTTTGTTGACTCCTTCATCTGGAGTTGCTGGCCAAGTCTCAAGAGACCAGGATGTCTTGATATCAATTATCATATCATCAAGGATAATATCTGGCTCTCCAGTTAAGAATTCATTCTCAAATCTTTCCTTATTCTTGACATAGAATATGCCTCTGACTTGATTGACAAGAGCAATTGATTCCTCCTCCCAGTCCTTGCCTTTAATCATTGGCTTTGTGACAATGGATGAAGAGAATCCAAAAAACTGCTCCTTTGCTATCCTTCTGATCTCTGACTTAGCTGTCTCAGATAATTGCCCTGACTTTAACTTTGGAGCTGTCATGAGCTTCCCTAATGCCGATGGATGCCATTTCATTACCATAACCATTTTAAAAATTTACGAATAACTCCATACTCATTTTGTTGAGTAGGTGTGTTTATTGGTTCTTGAACTTTGACTTTTGTTGTTCGTTTTTTTGATTCAGCCTTTGCCTTAGCTTTTATTTCTGCAGGTATTTCTATATAGTTCATATCAAATTGTAGTTGAGGTTGCGTTTCTAATTTATTTTTATTATTTCGGTCATTTTTTCGCCATTTTCTATATTTATTTAAAATGCTTCCATGTATTTGTTTATGATAAATATATTTATAGATACCTTCTGAATTTTTAAAAATAAATTTTTCTTCTCTCAAAAATCTCTGAAAGTCAGTTGGCATGTTGTATTTAGAACCTATTTGTTTTTGAAAATATATTATATCATTATTTTCTAATTCATCCTTTAAACAGCATAAAAACTTCATCCATTTATCATTGGTTTGTTGAATTGTACCTCTATTTGTTTTTCTTATATGTTTCATAATTGTGCCTCCTGTTCTTTAGTTAGTGAATAGCTTGACTTGAGTTGATCCAGAGAATACTTTCCTTTGGCAATAGCATCAAGAGCTTTCTTGAATTGCTCCTCTGATAAAGATGGCTTTGGAGCCTTGACTGTTGCTGTCACTGAATTACCATCATCATCCACTGATTGCAAGGCCAAAAGTGACTGCAATGTCCCTCTTCGAAAGTAGGTAATTGCTCCAAGTAATTTCTGAGGATCAGTCAGATCAGGTAATTGCATCCAGGATTC